CAATTCTTTTGAAATACTATTGTGGCTTTAAGATTCATCTTCCGTTAGTGGTTTAACTATTTCAATTTGCATCGTAGGTGGTAAACTTTGTATTTCTTTTCCGTTGGTTGTAATGTCGGTTGATTGTGACGCTCTGCCCTCTGTTCTATCTGTAACTTCTTTTAAGTAGTTTATTTCGTCTTGAGCCTCGTTAACTGCGTTAAGCGCTAATTGTTGAGCCATTGTTTTAGGTTCAAAACTTTCAAACTCTTCTAAGTCCATTCTTAAAAGTTTATTATACCAATAACTAATAGAAGTGTCTTTTGACCACATTCCACCACTCATATTTTGCGGATTATCTTTAAAACCTCCTTTACCAGTTGGATTATTATTTGGCATATTTTTAACTTACTCTTTAGTTAATTTCATTTATAATTGAAACTTCTGAAAGTTAGTCAAAATTAGCAATTATTTTTTAATTAGCAATGTTTTTTGTGAAAACTTTATAGCGACTAACAAAGAAAGTTTTATTATAAGTTATATTTTCTAACTCAAAATAATTAGAATAAATTATAATGTAAAGGTTTTCTTCCATTGTTTATGGTAGTTTAAATAGGTTTGTTAGTCTTATACAATAGTTAGTAGCAATTTTAATAAACTGCATCTAAAAACCAATTCCAACGCTCATTTACAAATTCTTTAGCTTCTTCAAAAGTTTCAAAAACTTTATGCTCGTTTGCCGTATCATTTTGCATAGTAGGAAAATGACAACTTGCACAAAAAACTATTTTATCTTTTGTTTCAACTCTGCTTATCCAAGAAATTCGAATATTTTTATAAATTCCTATTCTTGCCCATCTACCCATATTGTCGGGCAAATCTGTATTACTATATCGGTTAAAATATTCTATCATATATTTCTATTTTGAATTAAACAATTATGATGACCATAACCATCAGAAACTTGTATTGTAACATTTCTATTTAATTGTGGTATAAATGTAATTTTGAATTTATTTTGATGAAAAACTTGAACAGCATCTTTTCCGCAAATTTCACAAGCTCCAAAAACTTTTGAATTACACTCAGTATCACGAATAGTGTATAAAAAACTGCTACTAACACTCGTTTTCTGCAATGGCGGTGTTTCGGTAAAATTTAAAGTTTCTTGCATTTTTATAATGTTTAGTATTTAATCAAAAAGTCAGTCTTTTTTAAACCGCCACTGACAGAAAGCGAGGGAACGTTAGTTGTTTACTCATAATAGTTATTTTTAAAGATTTGTAATAGTTCATCTGCTCTTTTGTGAATTCGGTGTTGTGTATTGTATTTTTCAACAAACTCCGCAAACTTAACCGCAAAATCATCGGTTATTTGTTCGCATTGTTTAGCAAATCTTTCACTTTCTCCACTTGTGTTAATACTGACTTTTGTTTTAAACTTCTCTCTTAATTTATTCGCTTGTCCGTTCATAGTTCTATGTTTTTAATAAATTCGTTTGATAACTCGGTAATTTCCTTGTTTGATAATAAGTTACCAATTTCGTTAAAAGATTTATTACAAATAAACTCCGATTGTTTTTCAAGTAGATACTTTGCGTATTCGTTAATATGGTGGTTTGTTTTGGTTAAATTTCCTTGTTGCTCAAACCACTCCTCTGCGCTTAATATTTTTTCCATTAGTTTCATAACTTCTCTTTTAAAAATTTAACACTTTCTTTTATCGCCTCTTCTTTTATAACACCCTCTTTCAAACGTATTGAAAAGTTAATTGAGGAGTTTTGTTTGTTTAAAATGCAAATTCGCACTTTTACTGAATTATCTTTTTTGCTCATAAATACTACTTTAATTGTTGTCTAATATCTGAAACATTTAAAGATAACTTATTAGTTATTGTTTTTGGTAAAAAAGGTTCAGCTTCTGGAAATTCAGCAATTACTTTGGTATAAGTTCTAAGAGAATAAAGAACGTTTTCAATATTTCTAAATAGTTCACTTTTTTTCTTTTTTAAATCAGTAACTTTATTATTTAATTTTAAAAGAATTTTAGCTTGTTCTTCGCTTGGTTCAAATGAACTATTATTAACATAAGGGACTTCATTATTTGTATATAAATACTCATAATTTAAACCAAAACCACTAACTCTAAAACAACTTTTAGTGTTAAAATAATTAGGTTGTTTTTTGAATAAATCAACAACATCTTTAGGTAATTTTAAGTAAATAAAATCTTCAAGTTTACTTCTTAATTCTAATTCTGTTTTTTTAATTTCTTCTTTTTTCTTTTCTGTAAGTTTTTCAGCGATTTCTTTTGCGATTTCTTTTGTGATTCTTGACATAATTTCTATTTGTTTAAATTAATAATAAGCAAATATAGTAAATAAATTGGTAATTGGTACTAAGTTACTATAATTTATATCAATTATAAATAAAAAAAAACTCTACCAAATTAATGATAGAGTTTAGAGTTAGTTAATCTCGTGAACTAAGACCTATTTAAAATACAAATCACTTTCTTTTTTACGTCTTGTTGTAAGTCCATTAACTACAACTTTATTAGCTTTATTCCACTTCATAAATTCAGCTCTAATACTTAAATCATTAGGATTTGCATTTACTTTTTTAAGTAGTGTTGAAGTTGAAAAGTTTCCAGTTCCAACATTATAAGCAAAGGAAACTAAACTATTAAATTGGTTTTGTGTAACTTTTGATGTTACCATATCATCAACACGTTTAGCAAATTTATCTGCTATTACTTTGAATATTTCAAAGGCATAATCTTTAGTAATTGGTTTGTCTAATAACGTAACACGTACACCATTTGGATAGTAAGTGTTACCATAACCTATTGTTGGAATCCGAGCCGAACAAAGATAAGGCTTTAATCTAAGCCCTTCAAATTCACATATCAATTTGTAACCATCATTATTTAGTTTCATATTCTTTTATCAATCTTTCTATTATACTTCTACATAAATTATATTTTTTATGTAGTCTAAATTTGTTTATTCCGTTATTAAAGTCTGAATAAATATTTTTTTTAATTTGTAAATCTATTTCTATAAAATTGTGTGGTTTGTTATTTTTAAAATATTCTTTTTTTGAAGTAGACATTTTATCTTTAATACTTTGCTCTAACTTTATACCTTTCTTTTTTGATGGTTTACCTTTAGTGCCAATAACACCCAAACGTATTAATTCATTTGTTTGATTTCTTTTTAAATGTCTTAAGTTTTCGTTTTTCCAAGTTTCTGTTAAAGTTTTTTTCCTTTTTAATTTAGTTTCTTCACTTTGTTTTTTACCCTTTAAACTATTTGATATTCTGCATTTTAATTCATTACTAAAATTTGTATTACCATCACCGCCATCAGTCATATTACAAAGATTACCTTTATTTAAGTCTTTTCTACCATATAATGATATTAAAAATATTTCAAGTTCTTTTGCGTCTTCATAACTATCTACATTCGCAATTATTTCAACTTCGTAACTTGTTTTAGATACAATATTTTTCCAATATTTATTTCTTGAACGTGTTTGAAATGCTCTTTTTTCATTAATTCCTATACCTATATAAAATATAGTATTATTATCTAATCTCCTATGTCTGTAAACTATTGCCATATATTATGCAATATACAACTTTATTTTTAAATAACAAAACCCTCAAACTCGCAAATTAGTTTATATCCGTTGTTGTCTAATTTCATCTTACTTCAAATTAAATAGTTTAGCAAATATACCTAAAAGAATTATAACCATTGCTCCGATAACAAATTTAGCTTGTCTAACATAAACATTAACCTCGCCTTTGAAGTCTTCCAAGTCTTCAACTCGGCTGTCAATTTCAGTTAGTTGTTTAACTACTCCTTTGTTACCATTTAAATCACTTCCAACTAATGCGTTTTTAATGTCGTTTAGTATCTTTGAATTTTCCTCGTTTACTATCTTTTGTAAATCTTGATGGTGTCTTATACGTTCTATTTCTGCGGTTACCCTTGCTAATTCACTCATTATGCGTTATTTTTAATCTTTTCTGTAATTATACTTATTGCTGTTTCAGTTCCTAAATATATTGATGTTATTATTAACCAATCGGTTGACGTTATAAGTTTACAAGCTAAATAAATAGTCGCTATTAAAAAAACTAATAACTTTCTACTTATCCACTTACTAACTAATTTATCTATTTGCTCTTTGCTCATCTATTCAATTTTTTATCTATTTCTAATAATATCGGCATTGCAATTATAATCAAGTAGAAAAATTTAAAAGTATCGTAATTAAACAAAGTGTTAATATAAATAATTTTCCAAACTAATAAAACATAACTTGCTATAAAACAATGTTTATAAAAATCGTTTAATCCTTTAAAATTAAAATACCACATTCTAAAAAATACAATTGCCGATAATAAGTATAAAGGAATATCTAACATATCAATTACATTGTAATATTTTGCGTACCAATTAGAGTTACTAACTGATACGCAAATTAAATTATAAAATAATGTTATTAATCCTAATTTTTTCATTATCTCGGTCTTGGTGGTGGTGCTCCAATTTCTAAAGTTAATCCTAATCTTTCAAAAAGTTCTTTAACCTCTTGAACTTGCTCCTCTTTTACTTCACTTGTAAAAATCACAAATACATCTTTTTCTGTCATTGTTTAAAAATTATTTACCAATAAATTATTTATTGCTAATCCGTGTGCCTCTTGTCCTAAATTATTAAAATGTACGTTATCCGCTTGTAACCCAAACGCATCTGAATCAATCATATAAGAGTTATAATACGTTGCCAAATTTGCGTGTGCTGTTCTAATTTCATTTTGTCTTATTAATGCTGGACTAAATGAATTGTGAATACGTGTTATAATCGGTTTATAATTCACGTTTAAAACATTATAAGGTAACAAAGTTGTTTTAATAGCATCAAACATTTGTATTGCTTTTGCCTCGTAATTCAATGCTCTTGTTATGCTTTGTGCATCGCCCTCGCCTTGCATCCAATGAGTAGCTAAAATATCTAATTCAATATTGTTTTGTTTTGCTAAATTTATGCACGGAATAATAAAACTATTCATTGCTATTGAATAGTGCAAAAGTCCATTAGCGTTTGTTGAGTTTGCATCAACTTGCCAAAGTCCAGCAGTGCATAAAGTACCATCATCAACTAAACAACTACCTCCTAATCCATATTTTATAATTAACAAAGGCTCGCCTTTATCAATAAAATATTGATAACTTAACGATGTAGCTGGTACAACTAAATTTAAAGAACCCGCTATTTGGCTATTATTAACACCAAAACAATAGTTTTTAATAACTCCATTATTTGTACTTGTCGCATCGGGTTTGTAAAATATATAAGACTTATGATACCCTTGATATATTGCTGAATGAACTCCATTAGTACCACCACCAGCTTGGTTTGATTGACCAAGCATTATGATAGCTTTTATTTTAGTTGGTGTTATTTTTTTAACTAATGGCATATTAAGCTATTTTTATTATTTCAATATAAGTGCCATCTGTATATATTGTTGAAGTTTGCCCCGCAGTTGTTGATGCAAAAGAAAAAGTCAAATTTCCAGCAGTACCGCCCGTTTTTATTGTGCCTTGTAAATTATAAGTTCCAGAGTTTCCAGCAAATGTTGAAACCGCATTTTGTAAAACTCCCGAAATAGCGTTTCCGTGAATATTCCAACTAGCTGAATTTATAGTTGCTAATTGTCCTAATGATTGAACTACCGCTATTGTGCTTGTTGGATATGAAATAGCAAACTTAACACCACCTACACCACTACAACCATTTCGTAAATTACCTCTTATAATATAAGTTGAATTTATATCTAATGCTTGAGTTAAAGCAGTTATAGTTTGTGCGGTTGCTAATGTTGTTGTAACATCTGCTGGTAACATTTTGATAGTGCTTGATGCATTTATTACATCTTGCATTGTAGCAAAAACATTACTTGCACTTGGTGTATTTGCATCTAATAAAGCATCTTCTACATCCGTTGGTAAGGATGTCGCTCCACCCTGATTAAAATTTCCCGTATTAGCCTCGTAAAAAGCAACGAATGTAGCCAAATCTGAATAAGCGTCTCCGTTCTCATCTTGAATACTTGCAAAAGGTACTGAATTAGAAGTAGAAAATCCATTTACATTCTCAAAGATAAAATCTGTTGAATCTACGAACTCTTTACGAACTCTTACGTATTTTGCTAATCCCTCGAAAATCTTATCGTTTTCGGTATCAACTATATAAAAATAGTTTGATTTTGTGTAAATTTTGTATGCCATTTTAAATTATTGTTATATTTGTTATTAATCCGTTAACTACATTTACTTGTTTACCATCAGCACTTTGAAAGTCTCCAGTTGCTCCAGTAATTAAATAGCCAAATTCAACTAACCTTGCACGTAAATCAATTACGTTTGTAAAAGTTTCTACATCGCTTGTGTCGGTTTCGTCTATTACTTCAATATCTAAAACATTAACCGCTTGTTGTGGTACGTTTGCTCCATTAATGTAAACTATACTAAAAGTCTGTGAAACTTCTTCTAAAACAACCGCAAATGAAGAAATAGCAACCTTTTTAGCATCGTTATTAAACCAGTGCCAAAAGTCGTTAGTTCCTTTTTTTATAATTTTAAATTTACTCATTACATTGTGGTATTAGATACTTGTTTCCATTCCGTGCCATTATAAAAACAAAGTGTATTTAATGTAGTATTATAAACAAATTGCCCTACAAATGGTGTTAATGCTAATATTTCAGTTGTTGTATAGTTTTGTAAATACTTTTCATAGCTATAAACATTATTTTCTACTTTTACTAAATATAGTCCGTTGTCGTAGCTTTCAGTATAAACGCTTGGCGTTCCTAATCCTAAAATATCAAATTCAAGTTTCATATCATCAACACTTACAATGTAGTAAGCACCAACATCGTTTGTGTCAATTGAAAATCCAAACTCAAAAGTATCTCCAACCTCTAAAGGTATAATTTGTGTAAATGTTTTCCAATCTGATAACTCGCCAGTTAATTCTAATTCGTATTGTTCCAAAAGTCCATTAACGTAAACGTTTAAATACATTGGATTTCCGTTTAAACCCCCAGCGTCTTCACGAATTTTAAATGAAACAATATGATTTCCAGTTTCAGCAATTGTTACTTCTGTTAAAGTAGAAGTACAAGTAATTCCGTCTGTAACTAATGATTTTAATTGCAAACCTCTTGCCCCAGTTCGTTTAGATTGTGTTTTTTGTATTGCAGTACCGCTACCGCTTAAAATAGTCCAAGTGTAATCACTATCAAATGTCGCAAATGGATTTAATAGATTAGGATTATTAATAGCTAATAGTTGATTATTTGGTATTTGTGCTAATTGTGGCATAATTAATCGTTTGTTAAATAGTTAGTGTTAATTACTAAAGTTGCACCAGCTGGCAAATATCCGTTTAAATAAATATTTTGTAAATTGAAACTTATTAGACAATTTGCATTGCTTGGGTCAAGTTGTCCAAAACATACAGTATCATTAGATGTTTTGCAGTATAATTCAGCAGTTGGATTAGTGAAAATTACTTCGCCACTTTTTGCAGTTGCGTAATCGTTTCTTATAAATCCAGTAATCAAAACTTTATTCCCTCGTTTATTGAATTTTAAGTCGTAGGTATATTGATTTGCTCCAGCAGTATTTGAATGTGTTGTTGTAGTAGAAAAGAAAGTATTTACTAACTCCAACATTGATTGGCGATGTGTAGTTATATTTATAACCGCAGTTATAAATCCGTTAATGTTTGCTATTAATGTGCTTTTTGTTGCCATTTATTAATTTGTTAAATATTGTGAATTATCATAATCAGTATTAGAATATTGTCCATCTGCTATTGTGAAATTCCAACTTATTACACTTGGGTTTTCAATACCGCTTGTTATATCTGTATTAGTGATTTTTATTTCGTAGTTTCCATTTTCTATATCAGTTATTAAAGGAGGATTAAAATAAGCAAAATCAAAAAATAATTTATCATCATTTAATTGATAATTACTTGGGGTTGTTATTGTTTCTAATAAAAAACTATTTCTATATAATTTTGCAATTGCTCCGTTTCTTAGTGTTCCAAATTTATTAAAAAATACCGCTACATCTTGTGGAGAAGTTCCCATAACATAAATATCATTAGCAGTTATTGTACTGCCTATAACTGGATAAGTTGAAACAACCTCCAACCCCTCATAAACTTGATAACTCCAATCGTAAGTTTCATTTTGTGGATTAATAGTAAATTCCGCACTCATTACGTTGGTTTCTCCTTTTCTGTCCTCAGTTTTATAATCTGAAACGCTACAACGCATACCATTAACATAAATAACCGAGTGACTAAACAAATCCACTAACCTATTGTTAGCAAAGAAGTCTAAGGTATCTATTGTGTACTTCTGTAAGTAGGTAGGGATTTGTCTGTAACTCGTTTGAAATCCTTTTGTAGTTGTGTAACTTTTAAGGTCTAATTTATTTGGACTTGTATCGTGAAAACAATTAGCAATTCTAATCGATTTTACAATAGTATCATTTGCGTTTTTGTAGTCAAAACGTGTACTTAAATCTTTGTAATAGTCAGTAACTAAAAAACCATTAGAATAATAGATATTTCCATTTATTTGGTCTGTAATTCTTAAATATAAAGGCATTGTAAAGTAGTTTTGCCCTATCATACCAAACTCAAACTCTATTTGATTAACTCCATTATCATCAACGAATGATGTATAATAAAAGTTACTATCAATGTTTTGAACTAAGTTACCGCATTTATCAATTAAATCAACACTAATTCCACCAGCAAAAGCAATTCCGTCATCGTTGTTACTCCTTTGAGTAAAAGTTTCATTCGGTAACTGCATTATAAAACCATCGTAAATCAAAGTAGCAACGTTAGGGTTTTCGCCTTTCTTTGCTACTTCAAAGTCATTTTTAGTTAGTCTAATAAAACTATAATCTACGTTCATTTTATAAAATTGCTAATGCGTTGCTCAATTCAGTAGAATCATTATAAATAATTCCGTTCAAATTTACTAAATTATATTTTATAAATTTATTAATTGGCCTACTTTTTTCGTCATAAAACTTAATAAAGTCATTTTGTATTTGCCACCAGTTATTCAATCCGTAATTTGTACCATTAATAGTAAGCACTCCATCAACTAAATTTACTATCATTATTTGTGGTTCTTTTTTACGCTCCAAAGTAACATTGAACTCATTAGTAAATGGATTGTAGTCAGATTTTTGTACGTACCCTTTTATAACATCGCCACTCATATCATAACAACGAATAAAACCTCTGTCTAATTTATAAGCGTTCATATAATTTACAACATCGGTAAAATCTGCAACCAATTCCAATTTAGGTAAACGTGCATCTACAATAGCATCGGTTAAATCGTTATAGTCAATCGGTGCGTTTTCTATTAAGTTTGCACTTTCGCCTACTAATCTACTTTCAAATGCTCCGTTACTTTTAAAGAAACTATTTGTAATTTCTGTTTGCGAGTAATCCATACAAGTTTTTAAGTAAGAACCCCATCTTAAAAGTGTACGTTTCAAACTATAAAACACATCATTCATAGTATTATTTAAAGGAAACAAAACGCCTTGATTAGTTCTTGTTTGCCAAGCTACATTTGAATAAAAGTATTTTACTTTAATATAGGCATCACCATTATAAATAGTAATATTTGAGGTGTTTCTTAATGTTAAAACACTATTTGTGATTTCTGTTATTTCGTAAGTTCCGATATTAACTCCGTTAGTAATTTCAAAAGTTTGCCCTACATTAATACCTATTGTTGACCAATTAAAAACAACATCGCCACTATCACCATTGCTATCACGATTAAGTATTTTTAATATCGACGTAAAAGGCGTAGGATTTTCTGTCCATTGCATTGCTAATCTTGCACCAAAAGTTCCAAAACTACTAGGAGCAAGTTCAACCATATTTTCAATAAAAATATCATTATCATTTTCGGTTGACGTTGTAGGTTGTTTAATTTCTAAGTTAATAGTAGTTTGCTTTAAAAATCCATCTCTAATAAAGTCAAACTTTCTTTCAAGCACACCATCAACTAAATAGTTAGGTAATGCGTTTTCTGTTTCTGTATGTATTGCATTACTTGTTCCTATTGTTGTACGTTCTTGCTCATACTTTTTATATCCAAACTTTGCGCTTTTTACTGAAAATCTATCGTTAAATGGAATAGTATAATCTTTGCTTGGTATAATCTGAAATACTCCTATTTCGTTATTAGTGTAAAATTTATCGTATGTATCAATAAATATTTCATCTCGATTAATTTCTACATCGGCACAAACTTCTTCTACACTATTAAAAACGTCTTTAGGTTTAAAGAAAAAACTATCTGTATTTTGACTAATCATTCTACGATTCCAAATAGCATTTTTATAATGTTCGCCACCTACATTAAATTTAGGAGCATTTAAAGGAATTCCATTTACAACTTTTGATGCTTGATTTAATAAGTCGTACCAAGTGAAAGCTTTAATTACTATATCAATAGCAGTTGAAGTAGCATCTATATTAAAATCTTGTTGATAAAAATCAAAACTTCCACGATTTCCAGTATCAATATTTGTTATATCCCAATTAAATTGCCAATAAATAGATAAAAAATTATCTCTTGGAATATCAGGAACTACAAAAGATATAATATTGTCAATAGGTACAACAACGTTTGAACCTCCAACAACTTGCTTATAATATGCTTGTGTGCCAAATGAAGAGCCAGTATGTGGGTCAGGACTTACAATATAATAAAGTGTCATAGACATTATCGAACTTGAAGTTGGATTAGTTACTTTGTAATTAATTCTTACATCACTATTAATTGTAACTTTTACATTTGATAAATCATTTTTTGCTTTTATTAATCTAATGTTATTTATTACATTAGTAATACTTGGCGCTGGAGGTGTAGGGTCTAACCAACTCAAACTATTACTAATACCACTTTCTACTAATGATTGACTAAAATTAGCATATCTACGACTTCCAGCTGGATAAATAACATTATTAGGTAAGCTCCATTTACTTTTTGATGTTATCGGTGTTGCACGTCTTAAATAGTTAAACGTTTGTATTGGTGTAATTGTTCTTTGTTTAAAATCTTTGTCGCTAAAAGCATTAAATGTTTCATCTGCTTGACGTTTGTAATCCATTATAATACTTGCGTCGATTAACTTACATTTAACGTAATTAACACCATCTGTAACGTCTTTCTCACTAAAATCAAGTTGCATTTTAGGAAAATAAACACCATCTAACGACAAATGATAATAAACTTCAAATTCAAATCCTTTAACCTCTAATCCGTAAAGTAACCATTCTAAACCATAATCTAAAAACTCGGTTAAATCGCCAAATTGATTTCTAACTTGTGGTGTAGTTGCTAATTTACCAACCGCATTAACAAACTCAATTTTATCTAATGCTCCAAAGTTGATTGAACGATTGAACTTTTTAGGCTCTTGCTCATTCTCAAACTTTAAACCATCAAAACCAATAGGTTCTGTAATTTCGTACATCAAAGGCGCACCAATTCCGATAATTTCTAATTCGTGTTTATACTCCATAGCTTGTGCCAGTTATTCTACGATTCATATTCTCTTTTGTTGTGTGTCCGTTTGTTATTAATTGTCTAAAACCGCCTTTATCAACTTGATTAATTACGCTTGGTTTATTTTCGATTGCTTTAATAACTCCGCTCATATCAACATTAGTACTATTATTTACTATTTGTGTTGGCATTATTCCGTTATTTGTTAAAATGCTATTTAACGCTTGGTTGTGCATTAATTGGGTTGATTGTTCAGCAGTAAATACTTTATCTCCTTTACTTAAATAAGTCATTTGCGCTCCTTTGTTGTTTCCTAAAGATTTAATTTTACCGCTTTTATCTGTAATAATTTCCGCCCCTTTTTCTTGTGTTAAAGCGTAACCCTCAGGCGCATTGTTAGTACCAGTTGCAAATTGTGGTATTTGTTGGCTTGCTACTATACCAGCTTGGATTGCTCCGATTGCTCCGATTGCAATAGATAAAGGAACGTTTGGTGGTGTTGATGCTAATGCACTAACTACACCTTGCGCAGTATCAATTAAAATATTAAATATAGCTTGACCTTTTTTTGCTTTTGCCTCTCTATTTTTAATATCTCTTTGACGTGCCTCATATTGACGCTCAATTTCTTCTCTTGCACTTGCACTTTCTCCAGCAAATAAAATAGCTATTTCTTTTTCACGTTCTAAATTGGTTAATTCATTTGTAAAACGTTGATTTGATAAATCAATCATTTTATTAAATACATCTTGCGCAACGTCTCCAACCGATTGAAAAGTAATAGCGAACTTTTCTTGTAAAGTATCTGCACCCTCCATTAATTTATCGAATGTAGTTTTACCATTAACATCAAAATCTAAAAACATTTTAGCAGAACTTAATCCAATATTATCGAATGCTTTGTTAAACGCTCCATCGGTTAAAGTTTTGATATAATCGTTAGTGACTTGTTTTAATTTTAACCAAGCAAAATACTCCTCATATACTTGCTCATCTGTTAATTCAATACCTACATATTCTTTTTTTGCTTTACTTGCTTTCTCTATACTGCCAAATAATTGGTCGTAAAGTTCTTTTTCAAATTGAAGTAATCCATTGATAGTGTCATAACTTTCTTCAAATCTATCCATATTTGCTAATTGTTTTTCAAGCGCAGATATAGAACGTTTAAAAGCGTTTTCACTATTTTTACTAAATTCCTCTTCTTCTTTTAATACTTTCGCTTTTTTAGTGTGTGCTTTTGTTTGGTCGTTTATAGCATCTAAATATTTAGCATTGTCACGAAATAAATTCAACAATAACTCTTCTTCTTCTTTTAATGGTTTTAATTTTGCGTTAAGTAATTTTTCAGCTTCACTTGTTGCTTTGTTTGATTTTCTTAATGATGCAAAATAATCCTCGTTATTTTTAATTGCTCCTTTATCATTTTTTTGAGCATTAATATCTTTAAAGTTTTTAAATATAACTTTTTGAAATTCAACTTGTGCGCTCATTTGAGCGGTTGCATTTTGTTCTAATAAATTTTGTGTTGCTAATGCGTAGCCCCTACCAATTAAAGCTTTATTTAAACGCTCCTCGGCTTCTGCGGTTTGTCCAGCCAATATCTGTTCGTCTGTTAAGTCTTTTAAATACTTTCCATATCTATCTCTTAACTCTTTTAAAGCCTCATTTCTTTTATTGTCGTTTACATCTTGGTTTTTAGCTATTTCAAACAAAATTCTAGCTCTATTTTGTTCTTGCGCTATTGATTGACCTATTGCATCGTTACTACGTCTTTCTGCTTCTACTTTTTCTTCTATTGCCTTTTTTTCTGCTTCTAATACTTTCTTTTTTTCTTTTGCTCCGCTAATTGAATCCCATATTTTAGCTCCATAAATAGTAAGTAATGTTACACCAACAGATAAAGCGGTTTGCCAACTTAAAACCGCACCAGCTATTTGAGAAAAAGTACTACGAACTGGTAAACCTTGCGCAATTAAATCTTTATTAGCATTCTTTATTTTAGTTATTTCATCAAATAACATAGGGATATTATTTGATAATGCCATAAAACCAGTTTGAACACTATTTGCAAAAGCTGGCATTTCTCTGCTTAATTGATTAATAGAGTTACCTAATCCATTCCATCCACTCGCATAATTACCTACATTTCTATTATTTTTCTGTATATCTGCATCAACTTTTTTTAATGCAGTTTGATATATATTAATTTGATTTGTAAGTTTACTTAATTGTGTTAATTCTTTAGTTGTTAAATTACCACCTAATTCTTTTTTTATTGCTAAATCATTGTATGCTTTAGATAATTGATTTACTTTTTGTTGTGTTTGATTGTATAAGCTATTAGCTTGAGAAAGTTTAGCTTGTTCTTTTGTTAATTGAGCCTCATATTTATCAAATGCTTTTTCTCTTTGTTGTTGTAGTTTAATTTCACTTAATCTTGCTTTATCTAAAGCAATTTGTTGTTTTTGTAATAGTTTTTCTTGTTGAATTAAATTTGCATTAAGATTTTTAACAGCACTATCAGAACCGCTTGGCGTTTTAATATTTTGCATAGATTTTCCAGCGTTATCAATGTTTTTGATTAACGTTAGTACTTCTACATTTGCAGTTTGTAAGTCTTTTAAAGCACTTGGACTAAGTATCTCAATAAATTCTGCCATTTCTATTTCTTATTTCGTTGTTGTAATTCGCTATTATATTTTAGTATTGCCTTTTCTGTGTGAACAAACTCTAATAAAGTCATATCTTGTTTAATCATTAAATTTTGTGGACTTGCAACCGCTAAATCAATAATTCTTTGAATGTAATTCATTTCTTTACCTTTAGACTTATTTAACATTTGCTTTAACTCTAATTTATCAAAGTTTAAATCATTTTCAATCCATCCGATATTTTCGGTTAAAATACGTTTAACTTCATCACTAAAATCAACATCAACATTTATTTCAATTCCGCAACCCTCTTTTAAAGCATAAATATAATCTATTCGCATTTGCCTTGTGGTTGTAGAATAGTATAGAAAGCCTAAAGTTTGCTTAATCATTGCAATTTTGTACTCCAAAAAAGCTATATTTTTTGTCAATTCTAAATATCTAAAAGCTTCAGGATTTTCAGACTGAATAAAAAAGTCATCGTAAATACTAATAAATACGTTTTCCAAATCCTTTTCTCTTGGTTTTGGTTTAAGCAATTGATAGTTTTTTGTCTTTAGTATTTCAAAGAAAACCTTAGCTGGAATGTTATTTATGTTGTTGTATTTAGGCAATTTTCGTTTTTGTTTTAATGTTTCTTATAAATCTTGGCGCAATAATATCTTTTTGAAATTTAGAGAATACCTTTTGATTTAATCCAAAAATACCTTCCCCATAATTACTAACTAATTTACTTCTTTTTTCATCTGTGTTGCCAAATAAATATTTACCTTGTTTTGGTTTATTTAATTTCATAGCATTAACAAAATCTCCAGTTAAAATTAAATCTACCGCTCCGCCAGCCAAAGGATTTTTTCCAGCTTTAAAAAGTTCATATTTCTTACTTCTATAACTATCTAAAGTTTCATTGCCATAAATATCGCCCTCTAAAAAGTCTTGTTCTTTAAGTCCTTTTATTGTTTCCTCCTCTTTTCGTATTTCCTCGTCTGCTATCTCCCTTAGTGTTACTATCGATAACATCGGTTGCAACCTCTGTTGGTATTGTTTTGCGCTTATTCCCATTTTTACCACAATCTAAACATTTACACTCTTTTGATATTTTCGGATTGTTTATAAACTCATCAATCAAATTATTATCTGTTTGATTTGTATTTTTTAAAATCCATTCTCTTTTACTTTCTTTACAAAGTTTTAGCCATTGCTCGGCATCATTGCCGAAAATATGTTTACCGAATACTTCCATTTTATTACTTTTTTAATGAACAAAGGCAACCAAAATTAATTGATTGCCTTACATCCTTGTTGTTTACCCCTAAACATTTTATACTATGATTAAACAAAGTTAATAAAAAAACCATTGCTTTTACACAATGGTTAAAAATTATTTTTTTATTACTCAACAACTTCAAAATAACTCAAATAAACCGCAACTGTAGTATTTGGATTGTTTGGAGCAGTTGGATTTGCTGAACTTGTAAAAGTAACAGCTTTATTAAAGAAACTTGTAGTTGTATTACTAGGATTTCCTAATAATAAATAAGTAGCTTGTTCTTTATTAGTAGTTCCACCCATTTGAGAAGAAAAGTTTGTTAATTGAACTGAATCTAATAAAACCCTCCAAGTTCCTACTGAACTCCATCCATCATTATCAATATATTTAATAATAATGTCTTTTGGAATATAAGCCTTACCGCTTGTGGCTGGTAAAAGTGTTATTGGTGTAGTGAAAATAGTTAATAATTCAGAATGTGTTATGATTCTTTTAACTACTTTAGTTCGTACTTCTTGGTCAACATAATCAACTAAATCTTTTAAATTATCACCTACATTATCAGTAGTAACACTTTCGGCAGTTGTTTTGTTTGTAATATCCGCATCTATTTGCATTTTTAATTCTGCGTTTGTCATTTTTTTATATTTATTAAATTAATTAAAAAAAGGAATAAAAAAGCAGTTTGATAATTTCACCATATCACACACAATTTTATCCCTTTTTTACATTTTTATTTGGATATTTTCGACTTACTCAAATTCAACTCCAAATTCACTTGCGAAAACCCCAGTTATTCACGCAGTTGGTGTAATACTTGCAGTTGCTCCTTTGTAGTAACGTGTGCCTATCTTTGCAGTTGCAACAGAATTAACACTATCATACAACTGAACTACAATTGAACTCGATGTAGTAAATGCATCTGTTGGCTCAAATTCGTACTCTTTAGTAGTACTATTATAACTTAATGATAAAGCTACAATAGTTGTTGCAGTTCCGTCAATAGTTACTCTTAGATTTGATATTGCAATACCGCCTAAAGTAGTTGATTGGTTCATATCAAATGTTGGTTTGAAATAAACTTTGTCAGCACTTACGTCAGCACGCCCAGTCATCACAATATCAGTAATAGGGTTAATGTCGCTATTAACATTGAAATCTAAAACAGACGCATCTAATAACGCTACATCTCTATTAAATTGTGTTTCGTTGATTAATTGCATTGTTACCGATACACTTGCAGAGGTATTCCCATCTGTAAACATATAAGTTCCGCTATTCAACATACCTAAATCGAAACCGCTTAAAGTAGTTCCGTTAGTTGCTCCAGCTACCGCACCACTTGAAAATACAAAAAGCACATCGAATGCTTGAAATGAATTGTAAGAATACAAAGCATTTGCAAACTTCCAACCACCTTTTAGAAATTTAAAAGTAAAGTTAGGTAATCCGTTTCTAACTACTGACATAACGCCACCTTGATACTCCTCAGTAGTAGCCTCAGGTGTGTTATTTGTAGCCTCAACCGCCCCTAATACTGGAATAAAATTACCTAATTGAATTTGCTCGTTTACATATTCTAAATCGAACGCATCATTTGTTAGGTTTATAGCCCAACCTTTAGGTGTCATAATAAAGCCAGTCAATCTACCCTCTTGCAAAATGCAGTCAGGTAAACCTAAGTTCTTACGTGTAGTAAGACAATCTTTTTGATTATATAAAACCATTTTATTTTATTTATTAAATTATACAATTTACGTTTATTCGCATTTTAAAAGTAATCACTTTACAATCTACGACATCAATTATAGTATTCTCACGTTTACCGCTATTTGATGTTTTAATATCGTTTGTATTACTTTCTTGACCTAAATTAGGCTCGTCTCTTTGTGTGAATCTATTTTCAAAACTTCCAAACACCTCAATATTCCCATTACTTGATAACGCATTCTCAACAACCGCCCAAACTGGATTTAAAACTTTTACGTAACTTTCTGTATTACGCCATTCGTTGAATTTGTCTGTTTTAGTTCCGTGCATCAAAACAAGTCTTACATCAGTAGTTATCCATCCTTTAAACTCGGTATATTCGTTTAAAACATACCAAATTAATGGATATTTACTACTATTCATTTTCTTGTTTTGGTCAACTATCCAAAGATTTAATTCTTTTTGGTCTCCGTAACCGAACTTAATCGATTTATTACTTTCTCCGTAAGTTAAACCCTCAAATACTTTCTTTAATGCACTTGCGACTATCATATTGAAAATCTATTATATTTTGTTGTATCTGTGAAAATATAACAATTAGCATCAGTATAATTCGTTGGATTATCTTTTAGAAATTGTATTAAATTAACCTCGTTGTTAGTGTTGTTTCCGTTGAAATAATCAACAAAACAAACCCCATCAATAAAGTTTACTCTTGGCGCACATTCATAACTTGTGAACCCTTGATACATTTCTAAAAAAGTATTCCAATTTTTTACTAATAATGGTTTATGATTTACAACGTCAGCGTTTTTTGCTTGAAGTTGTACTTGACCTACACCAGTCATAGTAGTTAAATTATCACGATACCATTCATACCAAACATAAGGAGTTAACAAACTTTCTTTAAAAAGTCCATTTTCGTAAACAAGTCCACGCCAAACATAGGTTTTATCATCTTTAGTGTATTCAACACCATTTACTAAATCTTTCCATTTTTGGTCTGCATCATCGTTTAATTCTCCATCTGTTATTTGTGAGTTTAAATCAGCAAAAAGAGAAGTTCCTAAAGCATTAGTTAGTAACTTAGGCACACAAGAATCAATATAAGCATTAACTTGTTCGTTAATACCAGTATTCGCCTCGTTAACATTTGATATTAAAAAAGCTCTATTAAACTCTTGTGTGCTTATAAGGTACATAATTAATTACTTTTTAGGTGTTATTTTAATTCTTTTGCAATTCCAGCTTTAATTAACGCTTCTGCTTTAATTCTATGTGGAGATACTTTTATACCTACTTTATAGTGTTTAGTTTCTGCGATAATTTCAACATTCAGTCTGTCAGCGTACTTTATTTTAGTACCTTTTTCAGCGTTCTCTAACAACATTGCCTTACTTGAATAGGTTGTTGCTTCTGTTTTTTCTTTTGCCATTATTATTTAAGATTTAAAATTACTAATTAAACTATTGGTACTTCAATATCTGTTAAAATTCCAGCAATGTCATCATAAACGATTGAACCAGCGTCCCCACGTTTGATATAAGTTCCCATAAACGCCTCTAATTTTTTAGATACTAAATTTTTAGAGAAGTCATCATTTTCGTAACCCTCATCATAAGTTACGTTTTCAGCCATAACTAAGTTGAATTTTTTCAAATCTCCAACTAATATGTGTGTATCAGGAAATTTATTTCTAAATACAACATTTACAGAACCTACTTTAGTTCCATCAGGAGATACAAATGGAGGTACAATATAATCCCCTTGAGAGTTTTTAATACCTTTCATTTTAGCTTCCCAAACTGTGTTTAACACACAAGTAAGTTGACCTTTGAAGTTAGCTAAACGAACTTGTGTAGCAACCGCCATAATAACGTCAAAAATGTTAGCAGTTGGATAATATTCTGCTAATTGAGTAGGCACAACAAATGCTGAAGCTACTCCAGTTGCAGTAATACCCTCTAAATTGTTACCAGTTCCATCTCCTGACAATGCGCCATCGTCCATTGTTTGCTCCATTAATTCGTTAGCGTGTTCCATAAAATCAGAAACAACTGCTGGTGCGTGGTTCATTAATCTTTTAGTAAATTTCCAACGTACCGCAACCTCTTTTACCGCTTCTTTGTCTGTTTTCCACTCTGCATCTGCTAATGGTTTTAATCCACCCTCCGCAATAAATTCAGCGTCTCCCTCTTCATTGTAACGTGAAGTATGATAAATAGCTTCTGTTCCAGGTTGGTTTTTAATTGTAATCAATGGTAAAATAGCCAAATCAGGTTTTGGAGTTTGTCCAATTTCGTTGTCAATATAGTTACCAAACAAAGGTGAAAATCCGTTTGTTGCATTAGGCACAACGTTTGCAGTAGTCATTAATGCTGCAGCTTTAATTGTTGTGTCTGCATTATAAGACTTGTCATTTTCCTTAAAGTTTTCAGCATTTTCTTTAAAGAATGTAGTTAAAACACCCTCTTTGTCTGTTGCTAATCCTTTGCTTTGTTCTAAAATCTGTGCATTGATTTCAGTACCTAAAAACTCTTTTAAAGTTTCTTCTTGTGTTTTCAATTCAGCAGTTACTTGCTCTTTTGTCATTGATTTATCAATCAACGATTCTAAATGCCCTAAATATTCGTTTTGAATATCGGCTTGCTTCTCAATTTCTAATGCTTTAAATTGAGTTAAATTAAGGCTCTTTGTAGCCAAAAATTGTTCAAATTTGTTCATTGTTCTAATTTTTAATGAATAAGTTAAATTTCTGTTTGTTCTCGATTTGAGTGTCCTCTGACGGCTCATCAGTTGAAGTGTTTTCAACGGCTTCAAATGTTTTATTTTCTAATGTAGGTGTTGCGGAATTACTTCCCATAACTACTGCACTACCCTCTATAATTTTTGCTTCTTTTACTACCCAAAAGTAACCTCTTTCATCAGCTACTTCTTTGTTAGCTATTAATGGATAGAACTCATCCCATAACGCTTTATATTCTTTGTCATATTCAGCCTCTGTGTTAATTGCTAATTCTAATTGAACGTAACGCATACCAACTGAATGATTTTTAACCCAACCATTAGCATATTGATTAAGCATAAATTCATTACGCTTTTTATCTATTGTGCTTTCAAATATTAAAGCCTCAGTTTTTCCATCGTATGGTAAACCTAATTTTTTCCAAGTCATTGACTGAACATAACCTTTAGCGTTATCACTGATAACTTTGTCAAATTCTCTTTCGTGTTCTTGTAAGTGCAAAAATGAAGTATTATCTTTTACAGATTTATTCCAAATTCCGTTAACGTGCAAATCATTATGACTATCTAAAAAATTAGTAGTGTTGATAACAACTTTTACATTTAATTGATTAGGTTCTTGCATTTGCTCTTGAATATCCTCTTTAGTTGTGTCGATTTTTACCGACGTATCTAAATAACTAAAAGAAACTGCATCGGCATTTTTAGTAACTGATTTCTTAATAGAAACTAATTCTTTTTTATTTTCTACTAATGCTTTGAATAAATCCTCTCTTGTTGCAAATTCCTTATTTGGAAACTCTAATACTTTTATCATTTTAATACAATATTATGTTTTAACATCGCTTTTTTTGCTTTTAAGCTATTAATTAAAGATAGATTTGGATGTTCTCTACTTTCTAATTCTTTAATTTTATTGTCTATTTCTTGTTTTGTTTTTTCTAATTCCGCTCCCATAAATCAGTTAATTTATTTTTTAAATCCGTTTCATTCATTCCTAACTCTTTAGCAAGATTTAAATTCTCTAACATTACTTTTAAGTTGTTTACTCTGTCAATTTCAAATACCGCATTAAATGGTAAATGTTTAAATGTTCCTCTTAAATCCTCAACTTCATAAACTAACTCCCAAAGGTCATTTTCTTGGTTAAGTTTTGGCATTAGTGAATAATCAATAAAAGCACCTAAAGACTTTTCCTTATTTTCGTAAGTACTACCTTTTGAAACAATGTCTAAAACATCTTTAGTCATTCCGTACATATTACCTATAATGGTTAAATCAGCAATATAGCTATCGTCTAACTTAAGACTTTGCAAATTACTTACCATTTGAGTAATATCCACCTTACTTGGTGTAACTACGATATTTTTATTTAACAAACCACTAACAACAGACTTTTGTTCTGTATCATCCATTGGTTGCTTATAAATATCGCTTTCATCACTTTGACCGCTTACTAAAAATTTAGTAGTAAATAGTAAATTTCTATTTTTAGCAGTTAGTGAAAGTTCGCTATTTAAGACAACTTGATATAATGCGTCTAATCTGCTATTGCCTTTTAACCAATTACCACTAACTCCATTTGATAAATCAGATAGTATGTATAAATTCTTAAACTTTAATTGTTGTTTTTCTCCGTTTTGGTTAATATAGGTAAATGTGTCATTACGCATATTGTTTCGACTTTCACTACCATATTTTGAGAATGTCAACTTACCAAATTTTTTAATTTGTTTGTCAGTAAAATCAATTCCTACCGGATTTAAACAATAAGTAACATCGCCCTCTTTATAAATATAACACGTTCCTAAATCTCTATAAAAAGAAATATCCCAACGCAAATCAATCCAACTTTGCCAGTCGTTAGGTTGTTTAGATTGTGAATATAAAAAATCCTTTTCAACTTCTTTATTATCTAAATACCTATCTATTTTTGCTTGTGAATATAAATCTGCTCTAAATGATAATACTTTTAATAATGCTGGATTATTTAAACATTGTTCAAGTTTAGCCTTTTCGCTTTTCCATTTTTTAGTAGTTCCATTTTGAAACATATCCATAATGGAATAGAAAAAATTACCAGCACTATCACGCTCAACGTAATTAGGTAAGTTGTTTTGATTTCCCCAGGAAAATGAAAAATGACCCATATTATAAAAGTAAAAAAGCCTTAACCGAATTTAATCAGTTAAGGCTTCCTTGTATTTTAGTTGTGTTTACGTTCATTGTTTGTACTATGCTACTTCACATAGTTAATGCAAATATATAATATTTATTTAAACTAATTACAAATAAGTTAAATTATTTTTATTACTCTTTTAGCTTGTAAATATAAAGCCACATATCTAATAGGGTCTATTAAGTGATTATCTACATCCTCAGGCACTTGAATAACTTTACCATTAGTGTCTTTTTTCCAACTATAATTTTCAGCCTCATACTTAATGTTATGCGAAATTGACGTATAATAAACTTTAATGTTTTGTAATAAATCTATTCCATCTAATATACTATCATTTGGTTTTAATGTTGCAACGGCTCTTTTCCAACCATTAGTACGTAATGCATTAATTTTTAAAGGTCTGTTGTTATCGCAAATTATATCGCGCTCTTTACGAATGTTTAATTTAGAAAATAACCAAGTTACTAAACCCTCGTTTCTGTCTTTTAATAATACTCTTTCGTGTGGTGTTAATTTTTCTTTTAGTTCGTCCTCACTTGAATAATTTAACTCATTCACATAAATTGCACCATCGTAATATTTAACTTCAACTATTCCAAACTTATCAACTTTTCCCCAGTCAACACCATACAAAATAACATTAGTATCTAATCGTAAATAATCATAATAATCGATTTCCTCCCAATCTGTAAATATTCTATCAGGTCGTTCCGCTTTAACCCCTAATCCGTAAATATCCCACTTTACTATTGATGCACTTCTTTTCTCTTCATTCAGTACGCAACGTAATAATTCTTTTAAGTATTTACTTTCAAAATTAAGAGGGTTTTTATCAAAGTCATATCTAACCGCCTCAATTTCTTGTATTAGTTCGTTTTCTACAACATAAGAACGTTTAACTGGTTGGTATGATAGTATTTTATTTCTTTGCTCAATAGGACAAAAAGGATTGTCTTTAAATGTTGAATGAATAACTAAGCATCGAGGGTCTTTTTGCACGTCATCGCTCCAATGGTCTTTTTTAGGGTTTAAATCAATAAACATAAAATCAGACGTTCTCATGTCAATTTGGTCAAACGTGTCTTTACTAATTTTGTAAGGCTCATTTAACCAACTTGCATCTTGCTCTAATCCGTGAACCGCCTCCTCGTCATCTGTTCCGTGAATTTCAAAAGTACTACTTGTTGAATAAGTAAATATTGATTCTGTTTTGTTAAATTCTTGGTTTACTTTGTATCGGTTTGTTTTACGTAAATGTTTAATAGCATCGTTTAAAACTGTCTTTTTACAATCTGTTTTAGTATCACGCCAAGCGGTCAATCGTTTGAACTCGTTTTGCCTTGCGTATAAATCGTAACAATCGATTAAAGATATTGTTTTACTTGAACGAGAAGAGCCACGATTTAAAATGTATTTGTATCGGTTGTATCTGTAATTTATATCAAACTCTTGTAAGTTGTTAATATCACACAAATAACTCATTGATTCATATGTATCAAGTCGATATTTTTTTAAATCTACCTCAGTATCAAATTTATATTTATAATCGCCACTTTCTTTATTAAGTCCATAAAACTCAAAAATGTTATCTTGCTTTTTTTTAACAAAATAACATTTTAAATGTATAGCCTCCCAATTCTTTTGAAATACTATTGTGGCTTTAAGATTCATCTTCCGTTAGTGGTTTAACTATTTCAATTTGCATCGTAGGTGGTAAACTTTGTATTTCTTTTCCGTTGGTTGTAATGTCGGTT